GAGACAGGCTTAATCCGGAGGGGAAGCAGAAGCTGGGCTTGAATGATGACGTCCAGGAGGATGACGAGTTTTAGCAGGTAGGGGTGAGTGGTCGTGGCTTTGACTTTGCCGCGGGTGTTTACCCCGCCGCTGCGTGACCTTGATGAGCCGGGGGCGTCGTGGGGTCATGATATGGCGTGGTTTTGCGATGAGATTTTGGGTGAGCCGCTTTCTGATTATCAGGAGTGGTTGTCGATGCATGCGCTTGAGGTGCTGACAAAGGAGAAAGCGCTCGAGTTCGCCATGTTGGAGGATGATCCGGCTGCGGAGATTGCGAAGGTGGAGCGTTTGTATGCTTCGCCGGAGGTTCGCGGCGGTCGTCCAATTCCGAATGGGCGTTTGCGGTTTACTAAGACTTTGATTTTGATTTCTCGCCAGAATGGCAAGACTGACTGGGTGAAGAAGCTCATTAAGTGGGCTATTTTCCGCAAGCGTATGCCGGAAGTTATGGCCGCAGCGCAGACGTTAAATAAGTCGATTGATTTGTGGAATGAGATTCTGCTTGAGATTGAGCGTCACCCGAAGTTGCGTAAGTTTTTAGGCCGTGTTGACCATTCTAAGGGCGCGCAGGCTATGTGGACGAAGGGTAAGCGGCACCGGTATCGCCCGGTGGGCATTGATGAGAATGCTGGCCGTGGTGACACGGTGGATTTGCTCTACATTGATGAGCTGCGTACTCAAAAAGACTTCACGGGTGTGAACTCGTTGGAAGCTACCACTGCGGTGCCGGACAATGGGTTGATTGTGATTACGTCGAATGCTGGCGTGGGCCATTCGGTGGTGCTGCGTGATTATCGCGGTATGGCGAAGCGCCCTATTGATGAGGGCGCGTGGCGTGATACTCGTATGGGGTTGTTTGAGTGGTCTGCTGACCCTTCGGCGGATATTGATGATGCTGAGGGGTGGAAGCAGGCGAATCCGGACCTTGGCAATGGGCGTATCACGATGGCGACGTTGGCGGGGTTCCGTGAGTCGAAGTCGGAGGCGGCTTTTCGTACTGAGCATTTGTGTCAGTGGGTTGATGAGCTTGGTGATGATTTCGAGCCGATTGTTCCGTTTGAGCGTTGGGAGTCGTTGGCGGTGGAGCGTCGTGTTGCTGTTGGTGAGTGTGTGCTTGCGGTGGAGGTGTCGCCGGATTCGGAATCGGTGACGTTTGTGTCTGCGGGGCAGACTTCGCGGGGCGTGCACCTTGAGCAGAGGGACGGCGATAAGGCGTTTGAGGTTGAGTCTGCGGTTGAGGCCATTCGCCGGTTCGTTGTTGAGAATGATGACCCTGCTGCGGTGGTGTTGGATAAGGATTCGCCGGCTGGTGTTCTTGTTCCGCATCTTCAGGCGGTAGGGATTGAGCCGGTGCTGCTTAACGGTGGCATGGTCGCTGGCGCGCTTCGTGAAATGAAGCAAGCGGTTGCTGATGGTCGTCTCACGCATGACGGCGCGCAGGAATGGGTCGGCGCGTTGCGTGTTGCGACGGTGCGTGATGGTGGCGGTCGGTATCCGTCGATTGAGCGTTTTTCGGGTGATGTGTCTGTGCTTGTTGCTGGCACGTTTGCGTTGTGGGCTTTGAATAAGTTCATTGCGGAGTTCCAGGTGCCGTACAAGCAAGTTGAGGTTGAGAAGAAGAACCCCGTGGGGACATTCCCGGTGTTCTCGAGGAAGAAGTTGATGGGAGGTGCGCTCGTTGGCTGACAATGTGATGGTGCGCGAGATTGGGCATGCGTCGTCGCCGGCGTGGTCTCCGCGTGTTGGCCGGCCGGATGCGGTGTCGTGGGCGACACAGCAGGCGGAGTTTATGGAGATGCGTTCTACGGCGAAGGTTGCGCAGGTTGAGAACGCTATTCGTAAGCCGATTGAGCAGGCCGCATGGTCGATTGAGCCGAACGGCGCACCTGCAGAGGTAGTCGAGCTGGTGTCGACTGATTTACGTTTGCCAGTTAAGGGCGAAGATGGCCAGGTAGCTCGCCGTACTGGTCGTGTCTCGTGGGATGAGCATTTGAAAATGGCCCTGGAAGCCGTGTTCACAGGTGTTGCGTTCTTCGAGCAGGTCTACGAGCTAGGTGATGATGGGCGTCATCATTTGCGGAAGCTCGCACCGCGCCCAAACATATCCATTCGCAAGATTCATGTGGCTTCTGATGGTGGCCTGGTGGGTATCACGCAGCGTGGGGTGAAGGGCGGCAAAGACACCTTTATCCCCGTGGAGCGTTTAGTGGCGTACAGGCATGGCCGTCGTGATGATACGTGGCAGGGCTCGAGTGTGTTTGCCCCTGCGCGTGATAATTGGCTTGAGCTGATGAAGATGGAGAAGCTCAACTCGTTGGTTATGCAGCGCAACGGTATGGGTATTCCGAAGTACCAGGCCTCCGAGCTCACTGACCGTTCTCAGGTTCAAGAGGAGTTGAACCGTGGCCAGGAGCTTGCGGAGTCTTATGCTGCGGGTGAGGTTACTGCGTATTCTCTGCCGCCTGGGGCGAAGATGCCTGTTGAGGGTGTTTCTGGCACGTTGCCGGATATTGAAAAGGCGATGCAGTATCACGCTTCGCAGATTGCTATTGCGTGCAACGCCACCCACCTGAACCTGACCGGCGCGGGCGGGTCTTACGCCCTGGCGAATGTTCAGCTAGGTGAGTTCATTCAAGGGTTGCAGTCCATTTCGGAGTGGATTGCTGATATAGCATCGCAGCACATTGTTGAAGACCTTGTTGCTTTTTCGTTCCCTTACTATGAAGGGCCGGTGCCGCTGATTACCTCAACGCGCATTCAGGTCCAGAAGGACCTCACACCGGGCGATGTGTCACAGCTTGCGGCTCAGGGTGTGTTGACGAAGGAGCCGAACCTTGAGCAGTGGGTGCGGTCGACGTTCCGTATCCCGGCGGCCCGGTCGTTGTTTGAGGCGTTGAAAGCAAAGAAGTCACTGAGTGACGCGGAAGAAGAGATGGGCGTCACCCTAACCCCGGAGGGTGAGAAACCTGCGGGGGAGAATAACAGCGGGGAGGTAGTAGATGAATGACCTGTTGATTTACGGCGATATTGGTTGGGAGAACACGGCCAAGCAAGTCCAGGAGAAGCTCAACGAGTTTGATGGCGCCCCTGTGCGAGTTCGCATTAATTCTGGCGGTGGTGATGTCTATGAGGGCATCGCCATCTTGAATACCCTGCGTGCTTATGCCGGTGACATCACTGTGGTGATTGAGTCGTTGGCGGCGTCTGCCGCGTCATTCATCGCGGTTGGTGCTGGCGGCCGAGTGGTGATTCGACCGAACGCGGAAGTGATGGTGCACAAAGCGTGGGCGATGCTTTCCGGTAATGCCGACGATATTGACAAGATGCGCGCCGACCTGGCCCGCCAAGACGTGAAGCTGGCGAAGATTTACGCCGACCGGGCCGGTGGTGCTCCCGACGATTGGTTGTCGGTTATGGCCGCGGAGACGTGGTATACCGCCGAGGAAGCGTTGGCTGCTGGGCTGGTGGATGAGATTGAGGACGCTAAGCAGCCTGCGATGGCGTCGCTGGGGGCGATGCGTGCTCAATTTAAGTTTGCTAACCGGGCTGCGGCTCCGCCGCCGCCTGTCACCCGGTCGGAATCGGGGGACGCAACTACTACGCCCAGTGATGGGCAGAAAGGGGATACAGTGAGTATTCTTAATCAGCTTGCCCAGGAGCTGGGCAAGAAGCCGGAGGAAGTGCAGAACGCACTCTCCGGCTTTTTTAATGAGACCGTCAAGATTTCCGGTGACGTTGATGTGACCTACCCGGAGGACGTGAAGATTGTCCCGACGGAGCGCATCACCGTTGATGCGAAGATTGGTGATACTACCGCTGATGATGAGCAGGTTGAGGTAATCCCGGAGGGGACTGAACCGCAGCCCAACTCCGCCGCGGTGGAGCTGGCTAAGTCCGCAGGGCTCACGTTCACCATGGGCGATGTTGCAGAGGGCTTTGAGGCCACTGTTGACGAGGGCGGCACCGTTACTATCACTGCTCCGTCTGGGGTGGAGGTTGGTTCGACCGCTGAGTTCACTGTGATGGTGAATGACACAGCGGTTCCACTATCTGTGACGGTGCGTGCACTGTCGGAGGATACTAACGACGGTGAAAGCGCTGAAGGAGATTCCCCCGCTGCCCCTGCTGGTGGGGAATCTCCGTCGGATGTGGTCACTGTTCCGCGTGCGGTGTGGGACGAGTACATGGCTGACCGTGCGAAGTACTCCGCAAAGCTCGCAGAGGACAAGCGCCGAGCACTCGAAGCGAAGGTCGACCGTCACATCCGAGAAGGCCGATACTCTGCAGGCCACCGTGCGGCATCTATCGCCGCTTACCAGACTGACCCGGTTGCTGCGGAGAAGATTTGGGGCAACCTCCCAAAGAACGTAGCTGTCCCGGTGCAGGAGCTTGGCCATTCCGGTGATGTTGCCGGCATGTCCAAGGTTGAGAAGCTGCGCGCCAAGGCTGCGGCTAACCGTGAGAACAAGAAGGAGAATAAGTAAATGTCGAACCCAACTTTCCGCTCCGGCCCTATCTCGTTTGAGGTTGCGGCCGATACTGAGAAGTTCCGTCTCGTCACTGTTGATGAGAACGGCAAAATTAAGCATGCTGATGCGTCCGGCGCTGTCTTTGGTGCAGTAACCGAGGCGGGTCGAGTGGAGCCGAAGGAGACTGGTGCCGCGACTATCGCCGTCCACTATGGTCCTGCTGCGGTGAAGCTAGAGACCGACGGTGACGTCAAGTCTGGTGCTGCGGTGTTTGCCGCGGCTGACGGCAAGGCATCCGCATCTGGTTCCGTCCAGGTTGGCGTGGCTGTGCGCGACACTGAGAACGGTAAGACCCTGACCATCCTCAACCAGCTGCCTGCTGTGGCAGCTGCTGCTGCTGAATCCTAGGAGGAACACTCTAATGAGCACTACTAACTCGTATTTTGATGACCTGAAGGACCTGTCCGTTGAGGACATCCTGACCTCCTCGGAACTCATCGAGGGCGCTGTCAACGAGCTACTAGAAGGCGAACAGGCCTATGAGCTGATTTTCGACCCGTATAACACGGGTGGAAAACTCACTGTCGGCTACAACCTGGATTCCGCGCCGGGTCTGGATGAGGAAGCCCAGACCATTGCGGAGTTCGCGGAGATTCCGGTGGGTGACCCGACTCGTGGTGAGCGCCGCTTCACTGACTTGCTGCCTACTGGTATTGGTGTCCGCGTGTCTTACGCGCAGCGCAACTTCACCTCTGGCGCCGCGGTGCAGCGTGAGCTTCTTGGCCGTGCTGCGGAGATTCGCCGCAAGAATGGCCGTGACGCGCTCGCGGCTTTCGCTGCAGTTGACGACCAGGTGGAGGAGCTGCCGGTCGCAGCGAAGTGGAACACTGCGGACGCGAAGGCCATGGATGACCTCTACGCTGCTGATGACCTGCTCGCAGGTGCAGTCGACCAGGAGGGTCGACGCTTTGGCTACGCAGGTCGCTATATCTGGGCGAACCGTCGCACCATCAATGCTCTGAAGCGTAATAAGCAGGTCACTGAACTGTACGTCGGCGACATGGCACACGCCGACCCACGTTTCACCCCGATTGGTCGCCAGCCTGTCATTGGTGAGCAGTTCGAGCTTGTTGTAGACGACGGCATGGAGGACGGCGTTGCTTACGTGATGTCGGAAACCCTGACCGGTGGTCTTGGTACTCGCTTTGAGGCGGAGCCGCCGCGATTCTCTGATTGGTATGAGGAGGGTGGCCAGTCCGGCATGGGTGGCCCTCGTCTGACCTGGCGCTCGGATTATGTGCACTTCCGTTCCTTGGTTGTGCGTGCCCCGAAGGCGCTTGTGAAGATCACTGGCGCTATCTAGGAAAGGGGGCTAGGCATGAAGCAAGTACGTCTTGCTAAGGCTGCCCGCTACCCGTTGAACTCAACAGTGGTGCACCGTTCCGGTGAAGTCATCGATGTTGAAGACAAAGACTTCGATGCTCTCGTTGAGCTGGGCGTAGTAGTTACTGAACCGAGCGAGCCGCCTGTCTCGGAGACTGTTGAAGAATCGGAGGCCCCGTCGGCGCCAGAAACAGTGTCGGCGGTGCCGGAGTCTGACTATCCGGCGTTGCCGAAGAAGACCGCTCCTGTTGCGGAGTGGAAAGAGTATGCCCGCCGGAATGGGATTAAGCTCACCGGATTAACTAAGCGCAACGAGATTATGGGCTTTGTTACTAAGACTGTTAATCAGTCGCGCTAAACCTTAAGGAGGGGAGAACAGATGAATATCTCCGTGGATGATGTTGCTGACGTTTTCCCACGCCCCTTGCTGGATGAAGAACGCTCGCGTGTAGGCGCCCTGATTGAGCAGTCTTATGAGCTTATCGAGTTGGAGTTTGCTCGGCGTGGGCGTGATTTCCAGAGTGAGGTTGCTGATTCTCGGTGGTTGCAGCTTGCGGCTAAGCAGGCTGTGCGTGCGATGGTGTTTCAGGCGGTCCTCATTGGCGACAATGTGGGTGTTGCGTCGGCGTCGTCGACTACGGGCCAGGAGTCCGATTCGGTGACGTACTCGCAGGGGCTTCGGTTTCACTGGGGCGGTGTGGGAATTGACGATGCGATTTTAGACCTGTTGGGTCTTGGTGTTGGTGGGTTCCCACGCGGTCGTGGTGGCCGTGTCATTCCGTATGGTCGGCGTACTGCGGTTCGTGGTGCGGAGTTCAGTGAGCGGGGTGCATGGTGAGCGAAGCAGTCATTATTCATGGTGCTGCTGGTGGTGTGGATGATGATGGTTACCCGGTTGCTGGCGCGCCTGACCGTGAGGTTGTGGTGAGGTCGGTGCAGCCGCTGTCGTTGTCTGAGATGTCGGATGAAGACAAGCAGGGGACGAAGGACATTCTGCGCGTGTGGGCGCCGGCCGGGACTGAGGTTGCCGATGGTGACGAGGTCACGGTTCGCGGTAAGCGGTATCAGGTGCGTATTACAGCGTGGGACTGGTCTAAACACCGTCGTCCTGTGTACAGGCGGCATCGCCCGTCTGTGGTTTTTGATTGCGTGAGGGGTGAGGGCTAGTGGCTAAGGTTGGGAAACCTCGACTGAATATTCCGGATTCTTGGTACAAGAAGAATCTTTCCTCGTTAGCCCCGCAGTTGGAGTCGAAAGCGCAGGCGGTCGCTGGTTCCGTTGATGGTGATGTTCCGGTAACGGTGACGATGAAGACTGACCGTCATGGGCGCCCCGTTGCTTTGGTGACGTTGGCTCATGCGAAGGGTCTGGCTATGCAGGCAAAGCACGGCACATTGACGCGTGCCGCTGCGTCGCAGGGGCTAGATGTGCACCGCTATAACCCGAGGTGATGCTGGTGGATTACTTCATTCAGCGTAATGCCCCGGAGGTCATTCGCCGCGCTTTGCGTGGCGTGGTGGCGAAGTCGATTAGGGTCGCGGCGGCTATCCCGCAGGGGTGGTCGGTTGATGATGGCCCGGTAGTGACGGTGTCGAGTGATGGTTCTCCACGCTCGGGCCGTGCTACGTCGACTGAGAATGTGCGTGTGAATGTGTACGGCAAGTTTGAGCCGGAAGTTCGACGTGTAGCTAGTGAGATTAACGCTTGGCTGTTAAACCCCCACTCTGTTGGGGGTTTTCGTATTTCCCCCGGCCCGTTACTCATTGTGAAAGATGAGGACGTTAAGGGTTGGGCCGCTGCGGTCACGGTCGTGGCTGCTTCAACTAAGAAAGGACTTTCCTAAATGACTACCCCTAACACTGACCAGGGCACCCAGTCTCTGGAAACTGACCGCGCCCGGATGATTGATGTCTGGAAGGACGCGGAGGTTTATACCTCTACTGAGGCTGACCCGAAGATTGGCCTTGATGGTTCGTTCGACCCGAAGGTCTGGAAGTTCGTAGGCCTTCTCAACGATGGTTCCGCCATTACGCAGGAGCCGGAGGTTGACCGTACCGAAATCAACTCGTTTGGTGGCGTGCTGCAGCTGCTGAATAACAAGTTCAAGAAGGACGTTCGTGGTTTCGACGCCCTCGAAATGAACGACGTGACCTTCCCGCTGCTGTGGCCAGGCTCTGACTTCAAGGAGGGCGAGCCTGGTGTTCTTATGGCGCCGGAGAACCCTGCTGAGGTGTTCATCGCGTTTAAGACCACCAATAGCTTCGGCGATATTTACATTGACGTTTCTCGCCGTCGTGCTCTGGTGTACGCAGATTCCGGTAATGAGCGTAACGATGATGGTGCTTCGGTAACTCAGTTTAAGGCTGAGATTCGTAAGGACCAGTTCGGCGCACTGTATGACTACCTGCGACTTCGTGGTGACGATACGCCGGATGAGCTGCCGGAGGTTATTCGTTTCTCTGAGGATAAGAACGACACTGGCGACGCTGCGGAGGAAGCTCCGTCTCGCGGCGCTGACACCGAGGCTGGCGCTTCGGCGTAGGTCGATGGGGTAGGGGAGATTTTTGGCAGACCGCCCCTACCCCTCCACCTAATTGGTCTGCCCAAGTTTCTTACTAAACAACTCAATGTGAAAGGGTCTGCCATGACTACTCGCAAGAAAAAGAACGACAACATCGACCCAAAGGACGCAACCGGCGCCCAGGCCGAAGCCCTCGAAGAAACCGCCACCGACACCCCAGACGAGAACATCGAATACCCTACCTTCACCATCGATGTGGATGGCGAAGAAATTGAGATTGAAGATCGATGGACTCGTGAAGCAGCGCCTGCCGGCATGATGTTCGTGTTCCACGAGCGTTACGCACAGAAGTACATTCCGAGTGTGCTTGAAGCCATCATTGGTGAAGACCAGGTCTTTAAGCTCATTGACCTTGGCTTGTCTGTTGAGGAATTTCGTCAGGTGTTTGAGGCGTGGGGTGAGCGCCGCCAGGGAAAATAGGGCTGCTGTACCTCATTGCCCAGCATGAGGACTTGGTAGAGGTTGATTTTCAGCGGTTCTACCACCTGGATTACCGGGATTTCTACCGTGAGGGTGGGGGAGCGTCGCGCATGACTTTGCGGCGCATGTTGATTTTAGCGGAGCATCTTCCGCCCGAGTCACTGTTTCACTCTACGGTCCAGGACCGCCCGCCTGTGAGTGAAGTTTCCTCTGTCTTGATGGATATTTGGGCCAGCCTTAATGGGGCTAAGCACCCGCGCTGGGATGAGATGAAGCGTCGCCGCAGGGCTGCGGAACGTGAGGATGCGATGAAACGGGCTCGTGAGCGAGCCAGGGAGTTTAACGCCGCAGGGTAATCCCTGCGGCTCTTTTTGATGGAGGTTTCCTAATGAGCGCAACAGGCTATGCAGTTTTGCCAACAACGGTGTCGTTGTCTGGAATTAACAAGGAACTGCAATCGCAGCTTTTGGCACCGGCGTCTAAAGCGGCGAAGAAGGCCGGCGACTCCATCGAGAAGGGCATCTCCAAGGGCACCGACAATGCAGCGGCGAAGGTCGAGAAGGCGAATTACCGCGTTAAGAAATCCTCGGAGGAGTTGGCTGATGCTGAGGCGAAGCGTAACTCTGAGGTGTTGAAGTCTCAGGCGGCGGTTAAGCAGCTGGAGGCTGCAGAGTCGAAGCTGTCTGAGATGAAGAAGTCTGGTAAGGCTTCTTCAGAACAGCTCGCTAAAGCCGAAGGCGACGTGCTGAATAAGCGCGCCAAGGTTCAAACTACCGCACAGAATGTTGAGAAGGCTGAGCGTGGCGTTGAGAAGGCCATGGCGGAGTCCAAGCGGGCTGCGGAGTCGCTAGAGCAGCGCACTCGTGAGCTTGAGCAGGCGCAGGATTCTGCGTCTAATTCCACCAATGAGTTTGGTGATGCGTTGGATTCCGCGGAGTCGAAGAGCAGCGGTTTCTTCGGCACGCTGGGGCGTAGTATCGGCAAAATTGGTGGTGTTGCTGCAGCTTTCGCGGGGCTTTCCGGCATTGCAGGCACAGTCCAGGAGGGGTTCGCTAAAGTTACCTCGATTGAGGATACTACCGCGTCTTTGGGCATTCTGATGGGTTCGGCCGAGGAAGCCACAAAGGTGATGGGGGAGTTGGAGAAGTCCAACCAGCGTACTCCGTATTCCTTTGATGCGTGGGCTGGTGCGGGTAAGAACCTGATTGCTTTTGGTGTAGAGGCTGAGAAAGCCTCCGATATTGTTACTGCTCTGGGTGAGGCCGCGTCGGCTTCGGGCAAGGGCGAGCAGGCCTTGAACTCGATGGCTGACTCGTTTGGTAAGGCTGCCGCGTCCGGAAAAATCTCGATGGATACCATTAACAGCCTCGCTGAAGGTGGTGTGCAGGGACCTGTCTCT